TGTCAACGGCCTCAAGGATAAGCGGCTAGAGGACGACGAGGAATAGTAGCGGAGCCGGGGCGCTCGCGCACCCCGGCCCCAACAGATGCCTCTCTCCCATTGGCCCAAGACATCTTGCTGTGTTTATACTACACAGTCTTTTGTACACAAGGCCGCTTTTAGGCAAATCTTTTAGCGAGCAAATCTCGTTGCAATTCCCCAGTCAACCTCTCCAGTCGAGACGGCCCTGGGCATCAGAATGTAGTTTTTGATCTCGGCACGTGAACCAAGGCCATTGATCTCCAGACCACGTTCCGACAGCTTGCGCTGGAACGCAATCTGGGTCATCGGCTTCTCTCCACGCTCCTCAGACCACACGCGATAGACGGCGTAGATTGCCTTGATTGGCGTAGATGCCCCGTCCACCTCCTTGGTCTCCTCGGACATGAAGAATCCGATGCGGTCCTCGTTCTTGCGATAGATCTCGGCCGCCTCGCTGACGACGGAGCACCAGCCGAGTGCGTCTCTAGCGCTCGACCCGAGCAACTTTATTGCACCCTCAACCGCCCACGACAGCACGGCGGGAAGTCCGCCTTCTGGGTCGAAGAGATAGTGCTTGAGATCCGGGTCGGGATTCTCTGGGACCTTAGTCATCGGGACCGGTCGGATACGTCTCCACATCGCGTCATCGGTGATGATGGGTCGGTGGTTCGTTGTGATCCAGAGCTTCGCGCGTGACTGGAAGGTGAACGGCTTTTCTCCAGGCGAACGTGCCGAGATCTCAGACGAGCCGGTCAGCTTCTTTACCGAGTTCTCCTTCATGCGCTCAGACTCCGGCAACTCGTCAACCCACACGAGACGACGACCGCGAAGCTCGGCCCAGTGATACAGATCCGAGCCGTGCGCCTGGCCGTCTCCCTGCGCTAGGATGCTCGAGTCAAGTGGCCATGCGTACTGCGACGTACCCATCGCCTTGACAAGTGCCTCAACCAATGTGTTCTTACCCGAGCCGGGAGGACCGTAGACAAGGAACATGATGTCGTAGGTGCGCAGGCCAGTCAGCGAGTATCCCGCCGCCTTCTGCAGCCACTCCTGAAGCTCCTTGTCACCGCCTGTCGCAAAGTCAATGAATTGCTCCCAGCGCACGTTGCGGATGCCTGGGTTGTAGGCCACAGGCGCGCGGCGCGTAATGTACAGGTCGGGGCGCCCCTTGAGCAGCTCGCCCGTCCGCAGATCGATGACACCGTTGGCAACGCCAAGCAGCGTCTCGTCACTGTCCCATGTTTCAACGCCAACCTGCACGCGTGGGTCAGACGTCGCGCTTTCAATCGCACCGTTGATGCGGGCGTTTGACTTAGCCTGCTGCGCCCAGCGGATTACCTCGGACTGCTTGTCCGCGTCGTCGAGATAATGGACAACCTCGCTCGCAATGATCGGCGCAATCTTCTTAGAGAGTTCACGCATCTCGAGACTCTCAACATCGGGCTTCCAATATCCACCATCCCAGTGAAACCAGCCAAGCCCTGGAGTGTAACGGACTGCCGGGCCAAAGGAGTCAACAAGTCTTCGTCCATTTCCAGTGTCAGTAAGACTTCTCTTTCCTGGTTCCCCGCCTTCACCTTCGCTAAGAGCGTCAGGGTCGAGAGGGACGTCAATGTTAGAAAGGCTAGTTGCCGACGCCAACGAGTCGCCATCAACCATCGAACTATGGACGGCGCCACCGATAGTGCCAGGGAGGCTAGAAGAAGAATAACCAAAGCCTTCAGCGGGCTTGGTCTTTTGCTGCGCTGTTGCGAGTGACGCACGGCTCTCCTCTGTTGACTTGTCCGCCCACTGCTTGAGGCCAGGCCACAGGCGTTCAGTCTTTGGGTTGTCAATCACAAACTGTATCGCCCTACGGACGTGCATTAGCAGTCCACCGGGACCCTCAAGTTCCAACGGCGGGCGAACCTTCTCGGCGTTGAAGCGAATCATCATCGTCTCAACGGCGAGCCGACCCGCCTCGGTGTTTACAGGAAACTTGTTCGCCAACGCGCACGACAGGGAGTAGATGTCAACGGCGCGTGAGCCCTCGTCAATGCCCTCTGTAAGAAGACGATCGACGTCGATTCGCTCACCGGACCAGTCCAGCGAATCAAGGAAACCCCAGTCACCTTCACCAAGCGCCGTGCCGCTGCGAGATGAACCTTTCTTGCGGAGAGCCGTAAGCAGCTCCTCTGGCGCCTCGGCCATCTCGATTTCCCACGGCGCCTTGCCCGGCGCCCAGTTGTAGCAGACACCGGAGAAGTGGCGCGACGGCGCGATAAGCACGTAGCCGTTGTGCTTGATGTCAATTCCGCCGAGACCAGACTTCTTGAGATTGCCGACGAGCTGCTCGGCTTCGCTGCACCTATAGAATAGGTGACGACCTCGCACGGTCTTGCCGCCGATTGAGTACTCGCCGGTGATCGCCTCTACGGTTGGCGGAAGCGCTCCCTCGACTAGGGACTCGAACTTCTCAAACGAGTCGGGCCCGCCGGACCGTGGATCGATGTCGATGACAAAGAATCCGCTGGGGCGACAGAATACGGCGACGTTCTGCTCGCTGCCTTCAGGCCACCACTGCCTTACAACGTCAACGTCGCTCGTTGCCTGGCTGTTCCACTCGGCGATGCTCGGGTGCTTGCCAACGTCCTTGGGCTCGGCATGTGCGCCGCCGCACGTGCAGCGGCCGTTGTCAATTCCATAGCATGGAAGAACGTGCCAACCCCTGCCGGCGTACCACTCGGCGGCCGGTCCGAGTCTGCCCGTTGCTGATTCCCAGCCGCTCATTGCTTGGCGCCTGTCTTGCCCTGCAGCGAAACTATCCAAGCTACAGCGTCGTCGTAGGAGATGTACGAGCGTTCGCGACCCGTTTCTGTTCTGATTTTCAGCGCCGGGAGCTCACCCTGCGCTACTGCCCTAGCAACTACACGCTGCGGAATGCCGTGTAGTAAGGCTACCTTGCGGACGCTAAGCCGCTTCGCTACTTCTTGTGATTGCATCTAAGTTGTCTCTCGGGCCGTTGGAGAAGTGATCAATTTTGCACTTTTGTGACATTTGGGATTTGGACACTATACCAAGGAGACCTCGGTTGGCGTCACCTGCCAAGACTTTTCTTGGACAAAGTCCGGGGCAGACATAGTATCACAGAAGTGTACCGTACTTATACATGACGAGTATCAGTACATGTTATTGTTTGACCCGACGCATCGACATCAGTATCAACACACTACGTAAACGCAGAGGTACAAAGGCCATGGGCAAATTGTTTGATGACATCAAGAAAGAGCAAAACCAGAGAGGTACACGCTCTCGGATCGCGGAGATCTATGAGCTTCTCCCCGAGGACGAGCGCAAGGACTTCATGAAGGCACTTGATGATCACAGCATTCCAGCCTCCAATATCTCAAAGGCTATGGCAAAGCGAGGCCATAAGCTTGCGATCAACGTGATTAGCCGCTATCGCCGCGGAGAACTGACGACGGTCATCAAATGAGTCTTGCAGACGACATCCACAAGGAAGACGAGATCACCGAGCTCCGCAAGGCGCTCAAGCGAGCGCAGCAGGCTGAGTATAAGGCAAAGCGGGCGAACGAGACGATCACCGAGGCGGTGTACGCCGCCGCGCGTGAGGCGGCCATTGCATCCGGTGGAGGCAAGCCACTTAAGATTGAATCGCGTCCGAAGGACACCCGCAAGGGCAAGGCCGAACACGCGCTGATCCACCCGACCGACTGGCAGCTTGGAAAGCGAACCTCCAACTACAGCATCGACATCTGCTCGAAGCGAATGGAGCAGTTTACGCAGAAGGTCATGGAGCTTACGGAGATCCAGCGCACCCACCACCCAGTTCGTGAGGCCACCGTTATGTTCGGTGGCGACATGGTGGAAGGCATCACGATCTTCCCCGGTCAGGCCTGGGAGGTCGAGGCGCATCTCTTCGAGCAGCTCTTCGAGACCGTGCGCATCGAGGAGATGATGATTCGCACCCTAGCCGCATTCTTCGACAAGGTGCACGTCGTCTGTGAGTACGGTAATCACGGCCGCCTCGGTCGCAAGGGCGAGCTCCCGGCACATGACAACATCGACGCGATCTCCTACAAGATCACGGCCGACCGCACGAAGGACCTCAAGAACGTCACCTGGCAGATGTCGTCCGACTGGTACCAGATTGTGAGCGTTGGAAACTACAAGGCGCTTCTGGTTCATGGAGATGAGATCAAGTCGTTTGGCGGAGGCACACCCGCATTCGGCATCCTACGCAAGTGCAACGCCTGGGCGACCGGCGTGGTTCCAGACTTCAAGGACGTCTACATGGGCCACTTCCACACGCCGATGGCTCTTACGATGTCCAACGGTGGCCGCATCTTCGTGACCGGCTCTCCCGAGTCGGAGAACGTCTACGCCGCGGAGTTCGTTGCCGCAAAGGGACATCCGTCTCAGCGCCTTCACTTCGTTGACCCCGAGCACGGCCGCGTCACGGCCGAGTACGTCGTCTGGCTCGACTAGCAGCTCTCGCGGTGTCTGACTGCATAGTAGTATGTAGTCAATGCTGAAGAACAAGCCAGCCGGCAAGGACACGCGCAAGAAGATCGTCAAGGCGGCGGACTCCGCAGCTGCTCAGCGATTGTCAGAGAATGGCGTTGGCGAGCTCGCAAGACTTGGAGCTGTGTGGTCAGGCATCCTCGACCTCGAGGATCCGATACCCGCATCCGAGGTCGCGGCGATGCTCAGCGCTCACGCTCTCATACGTGGAACGATGCTGATCGACTCAGATCCGCACTGGACCGACGCGGCTGCCTACGCTGTGCTTGCCGCGTGTAGCGAGCCTCGTGCGGAGCTGTTCGACCAAGACATGTTGGGCGAGGAAGAAAAGAAGACCTTCCCCCTAGGATTTAGCAGGCCCGAGGCTGAGTCGCAGGAATAGACACCGCTCTCTTTAGATAGAATCTACAGGTAGCGCTGTGGAATGGAGGTCTGGTGCCCTGGCCTAATGATGTCGTGACAAGAACCGTCACGGGCACGTATCTTAATGGCTCCGGAGATCCCGCCAAAGGCCGGGTAACGTTTACTCCTACCTCCAGGGTAGTTGACACAGACGACAACGTCATTGTTGAGGGCGCGATCGTCGCGACCCTAGACACGAACGGGTCATTCTCCGTCGAGCTTCCTACTACAGACAACCTGCTTTTGTCGCCGCGCGGGTGGGCCTACGAGGTCAGCGTCCGTCTATACGGCGTCAAGCCACGCAAGTTCTACGCGTTTTTGCCCGTAGACGACGGGTCGGCGATCGACCTCGCGACCGGAGCGTCTGTGGACATTCCACCGCAGGCAACGACCGAGGCGTTCATTGAGGCCATACCGTCTCAGACATTTGCCGCATACGATCAGTCCACCGACAGCGACGTCGTCTACCGCGAGGTCTACGGCACCTACGTGACGCCGACGGGCGAGGCGGCCAAGGGTCGAGTAACCTTTACACCGACACACCGCGTCGTGGATACCCACGATGCCGTGATCATCGAGGACACGGTCTCAGCAACCCTCGACGATGAGGGGTCGTTCTCGATCAACCTTCCGACAACCGACAACCTGCTTTTGTCGCCGCGCGGGTGGGCCTACGAGGTCAATGTTCGCCTGTATGGAGTCCGACCGTATAAGTACTTCGCGTTTCTTCCCACCGGCGACGGTACGCCCGTCGACCTCATCAATGACATCAGCACCGGTGCATCCGGTGTGGCTGACGGGACGATTCAAAGCGGCAGTGCCGCGGGGGCTCAAGGAACAATTGGTCCCCGTGGGCCGGGAGTACTTACAGGTTCTGGAGTGCCAACATCGACCGTCGGCTTTGACGGCGACATCTACATCGACGCCGAGGACGGCGCGTTCTACGGGCCAAAGGCAAATGGCGAATGGCCGCTTTCGCCGTTCTACACGCCGGAGGCTCTTGGGTCCGCCCGATACATCCACACGCAGGCCGTCGCGTCGACCACCTGGAACGTTGTCCACGAGCTTGGCGGCCGCCCATCGGTGATGGTTGTAGACACCGCCGGAACTGTCGTCATTGGCCAAGTAAGCTATAATAGCAATACATCTATCACGATTTCTTTCTCGGCACCGTTCGCAGGATATGCCTACCTAACCTAGGTTTGGTCGGCAGAGGAGTAACATAACAATGGCAACCAAGTTTCTTGTAAACCTAGATCTCAACCAGAACCAGATTCTTAATGGTCGGTTTGAGGTTCTTGGTTCTGACCCAGAGTCTGGCAACTTTGAAGGTCGAATGATCTACAACAGCACCGAGGACACCATCAAGGTGTACAGCGGTGCCGCATGGCGCAAGATGATTCATGCGGTCTCCTCGGCCGGAACGTACTCGAGCGCGCTCACGGTAAGCGAGTCTAACGGCACGGTCAGCCTCACCCTCAACCTCGCGGACGCAAGCAACGCCGGCCTCCTGTCGAGCACGTTCTACTCTCTACTCAACGCCGCCACCGCATCAAACACCAACGGCACGCTCGCGCTTCGTGACGCTAGTGGCCGCCTCCAGGTAACGGCCCCATCGGCTGATCTTGACGCCGCGAACAAGGCGTACGTAGATGCCGCACGCAACGGTCTCGACGTCAAGCAGTCGGTGAAGCTTGCAACCAACGCGGCGCTTCCTG